AAAGCTTTGCTGCTGGAAAGTTTGTGTTTATCCATTTACAAAGGTCTATAATCTGACTTTTGCCAGATGTAAAAAGCACGTATTTTGTACCTCTAATCATGTTCAGCACGTCTAAATAATCTTTCAGCTGCCAATAAGTGTCGCTTTTGTATGCGCTGCATTCAGTCTGCAAATATGGAGGACCCAGAATAAACAGCACATTTTCCTGGTCTTTATATTCGGCAAACAGTTCTCGGTAGTCTTTATGTGTGATTTCCAGACCGTCAAAATAACCCGTCGCATCATAATGCGTGTTTACGGCTCTGTTATAAAAGGTTTGTTTTGCAAACTGTTCGTAACTTGTCGCCCAATTACCAGAAAACAACAGTGAAGCTGATAGCGTTATATAATCGACAGCGCCTGTTTTCTCATACTTCTGCATGAGTTTTAGGCATTCGGCTTTTATTGCCTCTGGCAGTCGCTTGTTGTCTTCAACATCTTTAATGAGCGGGTAAATTTCAGCGCAAAGCGCATTTGTTCGGTCTATCATTTCGACACGACGGCAAAAATAGTCGTAGTCATTGTAAATTACACGCGCAGCTGGCAGCTGGTCTTTTGCCACTCGTGAAAGCAGCCCTGAACCGCCGAACAGGTCGACAACCGTATCAATATTCTGGCACTGTTTCAAAACACTTGTAAAGCGTTTGATGTAATACCGCTTTTGCCCTCTGAACGGCAGCGGCGACGTCTTAAAAGTCTTATTCATTCATATTTATTACTATTTGCTTGTGTATTAACATCTAAATCACTAAATTTGCAGCATTATTATGGCTTCGGTCATTTGCTCGTCCCATGAGCTTTGCACTTTGGGACTGCCCGAGCAACTTGCTGCGCAGAACCCTAACACAGGACAACCTTGACAGGGTTTAGCATCATTTAACATCGTCCCTTTGCAATCATGTTTTTTATATGCGCGGTGCCAAAGGCATCCGAAAATATTATAAAGAACAAAATAAAATCAAGACGATTTATCAGCACGGCATACATTGAGTTACGACCGCAGGGACTTGATAGTGAGGATTTCTCCCCACTATCTTTTTTTTTATTCTTATCCCACAGAAAACGTTTTTACATAGACATAGTGATATGTCTTTCCCGTAGTTGAATATACCTTTTTAGGCGCAACGCGCAGCTTCATGTACGCAAGTTCTCCGCCCGCGTCTTTCCCGCCCTGACCGTTCAGTTTGGCCACCTGGATAGCCAGATTGACATAACCGCTGCGCTTGAAGTTCTTGCCCGTCTCTGTTTTCGTCAGATACTTGCGAAGACCCGCAAGCTTATAAACAACGCCGCCATTTGCATTGTTGCTACGCTGCTGCACCAGCTGGCCAGCAATAGAACTTATTTCGCGGTCTATGAGGTTGGCGTCGGCCGCTTTGTTGGCGACAGCTATGCACTTCGGGACATACCATTTGCCTGGTTCTCCCTTTGACAGGATCACACCCTTAAAGTGGACATATTGCAGTTTCTTTTGGCGTTTGGCGCGTCTGCCTCTATTCTCTGCGTAAGCCTTGGCTCCGCCTGTTCTCCGCCAGCCGCTGCGCTTCTTTTTGCGCAGGAAAAGAATTTTTGCATCGTCAGGCAGCACGCCATGGCGCAGATACACCACGTTGCCCACGGTCTTTATTTCGATGTGCATGTTGTCTGTAACAGACACCCACGCAGACCATTTCCCGCCAGAGTAGCGGCGGTAATACTGCGCACCCTCGGTCGTAGTCATTACCTGTTCCACGGTATCACCCACATTTTTGGCCGTGATGCAATAGTTTGTAAAGCCCATTTGCGCCACGCTGTTTTTGCAGTTCACAACACAGCCGCTCTTGATACCGTCCAACTGTACCTGTGTTGCGTTGGTAATGGTCAGGCGGTCTAATTTGGTAGCCAGAACGTCCGCCAGGTATTGCAGGACTGTTTGCGGCATGTTTCTGATTTGTTCTGCCAGGGTCGTGTTCGGGGTGAGGCTGGAAAAATCGCCCAATTTATACGACGTGGAGTTTGCGGTGGTCAGAGAGGTGGCAGAATATTTTGCAGAGCGGTATGTTCTTGCCTCTTTGTAGGTCTCGCCGTCCGCCACAATATCCTCCTTTGTCTCTGTCACAACGATGTATTTAGTGGAGCTGTTGGCTATCGGCGTGGCGGCCATGGGCAGAAGTTCCCCGTCTATGGCAACGAGCCCCGTATTCACGCCGTCAGGCTCCCTTAATATCACTTTGCCACCAGCAGTCGCACATAACTGCTGGAGCAGTAAAATTTGTTGCTGTATAAAGTCCAGCGTCTGGGTTGATAACGGGTATTTACCCTCGCCGTTTGTCGTCGTCTTTACGCTTGTATAAGCTGCTGTTTGCATTTTATTTAACTTTTGGCCACGTATATGGCACGTTTACTAATTAGTTTATACTTATCCACAACGGCCGCCACTTCTGGCAGTCTTGTTTGAAAAATCATGTACGGAACACTGACAATGAAACTGTTTTGTGCGGCATTCAGCAGCACTTCATTATACACAACGGGGATTTTCTGTCCGTCGCCAACTTCTGCCGTGTTCCCGTCCTCGCCGAATGTCAGCAGGATGCCCGATCCGTTCTCTGTAATGGCATAGAGCCAGTCGCCCTCCCGCTCAACATTCAGAATATCAAAGCCACCGCCGAAAGCATCATTTAACACAGCCCGTAAATAACAGACCTGCCCATTGTGATGCAGCTTGTAGTTATGTTCATTTCTTGCCGCTGCAAACTTGTTGTAGGTTTCACCAAGCCCCTGCTTTGCGGCACGAAGAATGCCGAATATGAGCGGCTGACGAAAAAACGACGGCAGCAGCTGCATAAACAGCCTGTTCAGGTCTATGTTAAAAATCATTCAGCTTTGGGGTTTAACAGAACGTCGTATGACTTGTACGAAATATTCAGGCTTTCGATGGCATAATAACCGCTGTACGGTTTATCAAAGCCAATCACCTGCGTATAGGATCCTGCATTTGCCGTTTTTGTCTCAACACGTATAATGTCGGCTACCTCTACACCCTGAACTGCCATAATAGCTGCCAGCAGGTCGCTGTTTCGATATACGCCGTTAAACGGCAGATTGGTTATAACAGACTGCACGGCTTCATTCACGGGCTGCTGTCCGTTTTTATTTTGGCCGTATTCGTCCAGAACCGTAGCATTATAATACACGACAAGCTGCAATTTAATTCGGTCGGCCTCTTCGTTCACCAGCTTAATGGCCACCCCTGCGTCCTTGATAGTGTTCAGATATGACGTGAGGGCAGAAAAAACAGAGGTCGAAAGTTTGGCAGGGTTTCCGTTTTCGTCTCTGCCTGCCACTTTAAGATACACGACCGTGTTGTCTTCGGTTGCAACTGCATACTTAACCAGCCTGGCATTTTCTATGTCGGTCTCTGACATGTTGGACGTGTCGTAATAGTCGGCATTGTCCACAAGTTTATAACCGTACATAAAAGCCTTTGCCTTATTGACATACCAGCGCAGCGTGTGGGTCTCCAGCTGCTCGATACGCTCTTCCACCTCTTCCTTGTGCTTGTCGAAGAGCACCTCGAGCGTCCACACGGCGAAAGCAAAGCAGTAAAAAAGGATATTTTCGATGCTTACGCTACTGAACTGCTGGTCAAATGTCTTTTCAGGATTCAGCTTGTAGGCGTCCACGACGGCACGCTCTTTACAGAACGTGGCCGTCATGGCGTCTTTTATCTCTTTTACCGTTCTTGCCATTTTGCCCGTCGATTAAATTTCACGTGCCAGAAGCTCGTCTATGACTTTCTTGATTTCCTTTCTGTCGGCTAAAAATACCGCCAGCTCTTCGGCATGTTCGTTTGTATCGTCGTCGTTGGCCAGCAGCGCTATTTGGTCGTCGATGCTGTATTCGGTACCCAGCAGACCTGCTATGAATTTAGAACGGCGGTTTGCATCTGTCACGTCAGATGCCTGGATTTTTGTAGAGCCGTCTATTTCTGGGCCTGTATATGAAAAGCCCTTGACGGTCTGGCGCTCTTCCTGGTCTCCGTCTCCGCCCACTTCCACATCGGCAGGCTGTTCGTTCAGATAGAGCAGATAATGTTTTTCGTCGAACTTTACAAAATTCTTTCTTTCTGTGTAATTTACTGTGTTCATACTTTTAGCTATTGGTCGGGGTCGACAATAGTATAAAAGCATCTTTTTCTGTCGTCCCCGATGGGTTGTTTAATAATTTTTGCCGCCACAGGTTCCGTAAGTTCCACACCGTCGAGCTGCTCCATTAGAGTACGCGACCCTGTAAAGGTAATATGCCGCACCCAGCCATATACGGGCTCGCCGTTTTCTGTCAATAGCTGGCCTTGCTCGTCTCTCAACTGTTCGCGAATTTCATACTGCAACGTGAGCATTTCACCCTCGTATTTGGACTTGGATACCTCAAAGCCCGTTATATGAATTTCACGGTTCAGAATTGTGTCAATGTTGTACTTGCTACCTGTTAGCTTTCCTTGTTTTGGTTTAATGTCCGAAAATTTTTTCATACCTAAAATATTTATAAGATTTTTGCTGTCGCAGTGTTTCATGAAGCCCAGACGCGATGCAACGCGCAACCGTATGTCATTATCCGCCATGCCCAGCCCCCGCAACCTTGATACTTCACGGCAAAGCGCCTTTTTATTGCGTTTTCGGGCAAGACAGTGGGTGTGATAAGTGACATAACCTACAAAGTCCACACCCCGACTATCAACAGGGTATATCTGGTAGTTCCGTTTAATGTCCAGCACGCGGTCGTTGTTCAGGTAGTCGTTAATAAACACCAGGACGCCGCTTAAAAAAACTTTGCTGTCTGAAAGTACCACAATATCATCGGCGTAACGGTAATAATACTTTACGCCGATAAATTCCTTTAGCCGATGGTCGAGTTCGGACAAATATAAGTTTGCAAAATATTGGGAAATGTAGTTTCCGATAGGCACACCGTCTGCACTGTCTATAATTCCGTCAAGCAACCAGAGTAAATCAGGGTCTTTTATTTTCTGCCTGACTACCTTTTTCAGGGTTGCGTGGTCTATTGACGGGTAGAACTTGCGAATATCAAGCTTGAGGCAGTAACGCGTCCCGTCGAGGTCTGTCCGCATGTCTTTTCGCAACTTATGCAAAAGACTGTGAATGCCGCGGCCTTTAATACAGGCGTATGTGTCGGAAGTGAATGTAGGCACCCAAATAGGTTCTAAAACCTGCAAAATTGCCCATTGTACGACACGGTCGCGAAAGGGTAGTTTATAGATTTCCCGCCTTTTGGGTTCATGCTTTATAAAAACATCATATTTTGAGGTTGCATAAGTTCGGGACTGAAGCTCCTGCTGCAACTGCAACAGGTTTGCGTCTAAATCAGCCTCGAACTTTACCACCTCATCACGTTTCCTTTTGCCTTTTCCTGCATTGTAGGACGCAAGCAAAAGGTTTGGCATTGAGCATATACGCTCATACAGAAAGCCTTTTCGTTTCATGGGATCCGAGTGTCATGTGTCTGTGGGTCTGCTTTGCCTATTCAGGAGCTTTCGAGACTTACAAAGCCCTACTAACACCCTTTACAGCGTGTTATCTTCTGCCAAGGGGCAAGGTTCATTCTCCTATATCGCCATTTCTGGTTTATCCATGCAAAGTATAGGGGCGACGAGTAGTTCGAGTTCGCAGTCGTTGCCGTGTTATTCGCATTCGTGTAAGAAGCGCCTGCATTCGTGCCATTATTCGCGTTACCACCAGCAGCACGCACCCGAAGACCACCGCAAAGGAGAACACAACCTGTCTTTTTCAAAGACGCTACAAAGGTAACATTTTCAGCCAACATAACGCCCTGCAACAAAAAAATTTTTCCCGCCTGACGGCGGGATTTAATGCCCCGCCGTTTCAGCAGCTTATTTCAGGTAATCCAAAATTTCAAAGAACGTTGTTTGGGGCTTGCGCCCCCGTTTTCGTTTTTTTCGTTTTATTCTATCGTCGGATCCTCTTCAAAATAGCAGAGGGGCGACGAGTAGAGCGAGTACGCAGTCGTAGCCGTGTAAGTCGCAAACGTGCAAGAAGCGCCCGCACCCGTGCCATCATTCGCGTCACCACCAGCAGCACGCACCCGAAGACCCTTTGAGGTAGCTGCATTTGTGTAAAAATAGTCGGCAAAACGAGTGGTCGCACTTCCGCCTACCTGTGTGGGCATGCAGCACAGACCCTCATAACTTTTTCTCGTTATGTAGCCCTCTTTCTGCGGACACGTTGCCACATGCAGCTTGTCTTCTGTCGTGTTGGGGTCGTAGGCAGCCGCCATACTCTTTGCCACGTACACCTCGGAGGTGTCCTGGGCGTCCATGATTAAGCCGCGCACCCAGCGCCACAGGTTGCCGAAGCCAGCATTTACCAGGCCGAAGAACACAGGCACCTTGAACGTCTTGTACGTTTCGCCCTCTGCTCCATTTGTCTGCGGCAAATTGTAATCAACCAGGCAGACGCCGTCGCCAGCTTCCAGCCCGACGCTGGTAGGGATAAGCGGGTAGGTTCCGTTATAGTTCCCCCAGTCTGGCATGTCGGTCACGCCCGTGCCAAAGCCGCCCTGATAAAGTCCGTTTTCGTCCTTGTCTTCGCTGAATGCCTCCTGGCTGTTTTCGGTACCCATGATAATTTCAAACAGGTACTCTACGACAGCACGCGCCACAAACCAGTTGGCCTCCCAGCCCTCGCCGCGTTTTCGCGCGTAGTTACCAAAATTGGTCGTGCTGATATTCGTTGCAGGCATGCCCAGCATGGTAATTTGCGGCGTGTCCTCTGCGGGCGCTTTGGAATAGCTTGCAGCCGTCAGGGCTACATTGTTGCCGCCTCGGTACTGCTCCGCGTCTGAAATGACGCTGCAAAGCTTTGTGTTTGTTCTGTCCATAACGCCAGCGTCAAACCAGGAAATGCCGCCTGCTGGCACGTGAATGCTATGCTTGCCCTCGATAGGCTTGAACGTCACCGCCTTAATAAGTCGGCTGCCCTCTTTCCAGCATGTGAAATAGTGCTCATTCCAGCACCACATGCACTGCCCGTGTGTGCCGTCCAGCAGCGCGGGCGACCCGTCTTCATAACGGGTGCTGTCGGTCGGGTCGAGTTTTCTCTTCTTTCGGTCGTCAGTGACGATGTAACGGCCGAGGCCTAATTTGTTCGGCAGGTCACGTAATGCCTGGAGGCTTCCGTAATAGCCTGCCGCTTTTGAGGTGTTGTTGTCCTCATTCCACCAGCGGCCTGCAATAGGGTTGCCCGCCTGTTCCACAGCCGCGGCCAGCTCCATGCTGCGCGTCTCTCCCGTTTCGTCCATTACCTCGATGCGCATGTCTTTCAGTGCACCCGTGGCAGGCTCCAGGTCGTTGATGCGCTTTCCATTTTGAAACGCAGCCAGCATTTCTAAAATGCCCTGCTCCTGTTCTGTTGTTAATGCCATTTTAATAACTGTTTTATTTATGTTAAACGAATGTTTCCGTTACCGTCCAGGCGCATGCCAGAAGCCAGCCTTATACGTGGCTTCGTAACGGCGACCTGTATAGTTTTGTAAAATCGTGTACCCTCTGTCGGTATCACCTGCACTGTGCTGGTACCCTCGGCCTTTGTCAGGATCTCGCCGTCAGGCATGATGTCGACAGCCTTTCCGTCGGACTGATAAAGAACATTTTGCGCTGCGTCCACAGGCAGAACAGTGCCACGCACATACTGTTTTACAGTGTTGCCGATTGTTATCTCTCTCGGGCTGTCCACCCGCAAGCCTGTCGGCACTCCAGCAGCCACAACCTTTGCACGTTCTATGAGTTCCTCAAGCTGTGGCCGTAGCTGTTCAGTGTGCTGTGCTGCCGTCTCCGCCCTTTGCGCTGCCGTATTGGCCGCCCGTGTTGCTTCGTCAGCAGCCTGCTGTGCTTGTGTTGCATCCGTAGCAGCGGCTTCCGCCCGCTGTCTTGCCTGTTCTGCGGCAGCAGTGGCGGCAGTGGCAGCGGTGGCGGCGGCTTCTGCCCTTTCGGCTATGGCTCGGACGTCGCGTAGCACTGTCTCGCAGTTTTCAATGGCTGCCGCCGCATTACGTCCAGCGTTGTTTGCTTCCTGTGCGGCGCTGTTGGCCGTCTCTGCCGCCGTTGCCGCTTCCCGCACCGCTTTTTCTGCGTCGGCTGTGGCCTGTTCTGCCTCGGCAGCTGCATCCTGTGCAGCTTTCGCAGCTTCCTGCGCTGCTGTGGCCGCCTCGCCTGCTTGCGTCTGTGAGCTTAACGCCTTTTTTGCGGCCTCTGCGGCCGCTTCCTTTGCTGCGGTCGCCTCTTCGGCAGCTGTTGTTGCCTGTTGCGTGGCCTGCTCGGCCTCTCCGACTACCTCACGCACTGCTTCCTGTGCAGCGGTCACAGCATCCTGCATGGCGGCAAGCAGGTTGTTGCTTTCCTCGGTAACGGTCTGCAACTTGTCGTCAAGCTCTTTGCTGCTTTCGGAAAAATGCCCAAGCTGCTGCTCTGCCGCTTCCTGGTATGTTTCCAGCGCCTTTGCGTATTGTTCTGCCGCTTCTTTTGCGGGGCGTTGCAACTGCTCTATCTGCTCGTCGGTGAAGTCTTCAAACACGAAAGACCTACCGCGCATATAATCGGCTATGACACCGCTTTCCAGACGTCCTTTGCTGCTGGCCTTGTCCCATAACAAAACATCAAGCTCCGCAGGATAATACAGATTTTGCACGCCGTCTGAAAAAACGTCATTTGCCAGGGCTATATGGAGCTCATGGTTCAGCACGCCCTCGCACAGGTTGTGATCCTTGAAGAAAACCAGCAGGCCGTCACCCTCTGGCTGACAGTTCACATACATGCCGTCCTGACGGCTGGCTGTGTACTCATGCCCCTGGCGCGTCCAATAGCGCAAAGTAAAGTCCACGTCGGTAGGCAACGGCACAGGCTTGCCCGTGATGTCCAGAAAGGACTCACGCAGGACAAAATCACTTTTATAGTTCTGGTACTGTCTCATATCATGTCAGTCTTATGTTACCCTTACTGTCCAGCCTCATGCCGCCTGCTGACAGGACGCGCACACGGGGCGGCACCACGGCAATGGTCAGCTGCTTGTAAACGGTCGTTTTTGCAGTGGCCACCACATTGACGACGCTTTCACCTGGCGAAACGGGCGAAATATACCCGTCTGGTGTTATCATAAGCGCGCGGTTGTCTGCGATGAAGAGCACACCCCCGTCCGTGTAACCTGGAACAGCACGCGCGGCGATTTTCGGCCGTACACCTTTGGCCAGCGTCACTTCCTCGGGACAGCTCTCTATGACCACCTTTGTAGGCGCGGGCTTTGCGTCGCCCGTTCCGCTGACAAGCGCACCTGTCAGCTCTTCCACCAGCTGGCGAAGCGCCTCCATTTTCTGCTGTTCGGCTCTTGCTGCCTCGGCCGCAGCATCCGCACCAGCAAGACGGTTTTCTATGTCCGTCGTTATCTCTTTTACATTGACGTCCAGGAACAGCGCCAACGCGTCATGAATACTGCCGCAGGCGTCTATGAGTTCAACGAACAGCTCACCCACCATTACAGGCGTAACGGACTTTGTGACCATGGCGTCGCGTATGGCTGTCGCTTTCTCAATCAGCGGCTGCGGGTTAAATTCTTCAAGTTTTACCTCTGTTAAATCCATTATGCAAAAATGTCGTTAAATTCAGAACTGAATATCTCTGTTACTGCCTGCCCGCTTTCCTGCGGCGGTTCTTCGTTGTTTCCTGCTGCGTTGATGGCGTCGTTCATTGCCGAAGACAGGATGTCGTCTTCTGGCGCCTGCACCTCTTCCACAACAGCATTCACACCGCTTTCGTATTGTGTGCCCAGGTTGGTTATCTCCCCAGGGCGGACAAGAGCGGACAGCGGATCGGCGTTTTTCAGTACCGACATGGTGCGCGAATAGAGAAGCTGCTCGTCATTCGCCAGAATGTCCGTAGCTGGACATACGCCGCGTGCCTGCACCAGCTTGGCCGTGCGCTCGTCCACAATGTCGCCGAGGTCATATTCCAGAACCTGGCCTTCCGTCAGACGATCGGTAATGCTCAACCCGTTGCGTTCTGCCAAAGCAAAAACGCCCGTCGCACTTCCCAGCACCATTATGGCCACGTCGAGGAGGCTCTGTCTGTCTTTTACTGTTACTGTCATTATTCAATGGTTAAAGTCCCGTCCCTGTCCAGCGTAACGGTTTCAACGTCCACCATACAGGAGCGCAACATTTTTTTCGTTTCCTGCGGCCAGAAAGGATCCACACAACCACCCAGCTGCGTGCGCACTTCACCACCCAGCAGCGGGAACTCCTTGAACTCTCCGCGCATGGCCAGCAGTACGCTTTCCACAACCTGCTCCTCACAGTCGGTAATTACTGCCGTCCTGTTTCGTCCTATCAGCAGGTCGCCCGTGCTTGTATCTGTAATAAGTCCCTCCATGCCTCAATGCTTTATCTTTTTGTCCTCATAGTCTCCGCGCTTCGATAAGGTCAGCTGCTTGCCAGCCCAGGACGAAACGGACGCCTTCAGAGCTGCGCCGCCGTCCTGGGGCACAGGCGCCCACGACGAAAAGACCGTTTTAAGGTTGTTTATTTCTCGTTCTATATTGTTCAGCTTGCTGGTCAGGTCTTCAATATTGATAAGACCGCCCAGGTCGCCACCGTTGAAGACTGCCGCGCTGTCGTCGATGTCCAGCGTTATGCCGTCTTTCACGTTCAGGCTCATGCCGTCCTCGGTAATGACCAGCTTTGTGCCGTCGTTTATGTTCACCTCGATGCTTTCCACGTCCTCGGTGAGCACCACCACACCAGCGGCATAACCCGACAGCATGGCCACGGCCACATAACTGCCCTTACGCGGGAAAAGCACAACGCCCTTGGTCGCCCCCTGGTTGGCTTGCAGGTTCACGCCCAAAATGGGTGCGTCCTCGTTGATAGGCTCCACGTCCACCGTGCGGGCTTCCGTGTCCACCGCTGAAACAGTGCCTACCAGCAGGCTGGCACTGCTTCCTTCGTTGGCAAGCTGCCTGATTATGTCTTTTAGTCCGCTCATTGTGCCACCCTCATGCCTAAAGTTATCTCCTGGCGGTACCCGTTCGTTCCGAACTTGACAACGTTCTTTTTTACCTGGTACACGCCCATTTTATTACCGTCTATCTTTATGCCGACAGCATCCAGCTTGTCGACCAGCTTGTAGCCGAACGTGGTAAAAGACCCTGTAAGGCCGTCCACTTTCAGCCGTTTTATTTCCTGCTCTGCCCACGCTTTCAGCTCGCTTTCCGTCTTGTTGTACGTGTGCAGTGTCCTGCGTTCTCCGTCAGCGTCGCCGACTTCCACCTTTATTTTTTTGTTGTCGGGCATGATGCTTACAGCCTTTACATGCAGCCTTATGTTTTCAGCCTGCTGCTGCTCGAGGTTGCTGTCGTTTATGATGTTCAGACCTGTGGCAAATACCTGGCTTGGCTTTGTGTCTCGCTCAAAGATAACACCGCAATACAGCACAGGGCTGCCGTTCTCATAACGGTAAAAGCTGCGGATCCCACTGTCTTGAAGCCTGCCCAACAGGGCTGCCACTGTCTCGTCCGTTACGCGGAACTGCCCCAACGCCTGCTCACCGAAAACCTTAACGCCCGACAGTCCCTGGTCTTTCAGCAGTGTTTCAAGCGTCACGCTTTTATAGGCTTTTTTTGTGCAGGCCTTTTGTTTCAGCTGGAACATTTCATCCTCGCATGTCAGCACGACAGGCGTCTTGACGCTCACGCTGCGGACATAGCCGACGAAAGAAAGCTCCAGGCTGTCACCATAACCCGTCCACACCTTTACACTGTCACCACGTTTTACAGGGATCTGTGCCTGTCCGTCCCATTTCAGGCGTTTGGGCAGAGTTATTTTGCATTCGTCCGTCAGCTTCTCCGTATCTCTTGTAATTTCTACGGAACTGACAAAACGAACCTGCCACAGCCTGTCGCCCTGTATTTCTATTTTCGCGTTTAAGACGTACATTTAATGCCTGTTTAATGCCTGTTTAATACTCTGTGCTATATACATTATATTCGGTATCGGAAAGCGCCGACAGCGTTATGGGCTGGTAGTTGCTTTCTGTCGCCTGAATGAGTGAAAAGTCCGTTATTACTATGCGGTCGATGTTGAATATCTCCAGAAAAGCGCTGTTTACAAGAATGGGCTCGTTCAGGTCGAAGAACTGCCGCAGCTGCTTTATTCCCTCTGTCGGGTACTCGTCCACAAAAACACCGTTCCTGACAGCCTGGACGCCTACCGCTATTTTTACCTGATAGTCGTCTGCGTTCACATATTCTTTAACCGTCCCGTCCATACCCACCAGGCTGGTGGTGACTATGTTCTTTTTTCTGGTGACAGACACAACCGCGTCGTTCATCTCCAGCTGTTCGCCGCTCTCCTTTCGGAAATACAGCGTACAAAGTGCAAAACGCTCACTCCAGAACGACGGGTCGGTCATGGGCGCCGTTATCTCCTTTGCCTGTATCTGTGTGCCGCCGTCACTCCAATTCGGCGGCGCCGTCGTGCGGCTGGGTGAAAAGCGGTAAAGCGCCCCTTTCAACCTGGTGGCAGCTCCAACCGCAACCACTGACACAAAATTGAAATTTAGCGGTAACATTATGCCAACTGTGTATCGTTTAGCGCAGAAAGCAATACCTCTGTGACGGTCTCCCTTACCCTTTCTGCGCTTTCCGTAAGGGTTGCCGTGTGTACCTCGAATTTATCCACCAGACGTTCCACGTTGATGGTGATGTTTCGTATTTTGTCGGCCGCTCCAGATGTGCCCCTGCTGGCCGTGGTGCCGCCTGTCACGTCCTTGGCTCCAGATGTCGGGGAGGTGATTGTCGGGACTGCTGGCGTTTCCAGCATGCCAGGAACGGCGGCAGATGTCGGCGTCTGCTCTTTCTTGGCCTTGGCTTTCTCTTCCTTGGCCGACGCCTCTATTTCGGCGTCGTATGCCTGTTTGAACGACGAGCCTATCTGGCTGCCATAATCGGCAAAACCAGATTTAAGCTTTGACAGCGCGGCGCTGATGCCTGCACCGTCCAGCCTGAAACAAGCCTTAATAAGGTCGCCGATAGCACCAAACACCTGCTTTGCGAGCTGTCCTATACCTGTAAAGAATGATTTGAACGCCGCCCACGTTCCCTTCAGAACTGCGCGGAACGTCGCCGATGTCTTCCAGAAGTATGTGCCCAAAGCCACAAGCGCGGCAATGGCGGCAGCTATCCAGCCAATAATGGGGATGTTCATTATGGCCACGCCGACAGCGCGACAGGCCGTAACGGCTGCCGTGCGGAACGCACCAAAGGCGCCCGACGCTATGCCTGCAAAGGTTGTCGAAGCCGTGCCCGTAGTCACCAGGGACAAAAGAAAAGCCCCCAAAGCCTTAACGCCCTGCAACAGGCCGACCGTTCCGAAACGTACCACAGCCAGCGTAGCGCGCACAATATTAAGCATGAAGCCGTTGCTTACAAACTGACCCGTGACAAGCTCCCTGTTCATCATGAGCACCTGTATGCGGGCGGCATACATAAAGCCGCGTATGTTCCCCCACATGTTTGCCCACTGTAAGCCCTTGATCCAGGACATAAGACCACCCAGACCAGAGAACAGGGGTATAAGTTGCGCAACGGGTACCAGAATAGAGGACAGGGCGCCCGCCCACATAGTGGCGCCGCCCGTAGCCTGAAAGATACTTATCTTTACATCCTCTATCTGCTGCCTTATTCGCGCCTGACGTTCGGCGTAACTGTCCATGACTATGGCTGCCTGTTCCTGTGCGCTGCTCGTTCCTGTTACGGCCTGGGTGTACTCTTCCAGCGCGTCAGTTCCCTGCACGAGGGCGCGTGCCGCGTTGGCATTTTCCATGCCGAACAGTTTGCCGAAAAGTGCCGCGTCATTCATTACAGGCTTCAGAAGCTCGAGGCGCTCTTTAAGCGTCTTGCTCTGGTCGCCCAGGGCTATAACGTCAATGCCTGCGGCTTCCAGCTCTTCGCGCGTGTCTTTCGGCAGAAAACGACCCTGCGCCAGAATAGCCAGGGTATTACGCAGGGCTACGCCGCCCTCGCTGCCTTTCTTGCCCGCCTTATCCAGCACCTGAATGGCTGCATTCGTTTCCTCGAAGCTGACATTTGCAGCCTTTGCCGCCATACCGCACTGCTCGAGGGCGGCCTTAATGGCTGGCAATTCAGCACTTCCAGCCCGTCCCGCTGCGGCCATGGTGTTCATCATGTCCGCCATGGTCTTGCTGGCTGCAATAGGGTCGTCCATGCTTATGCCGTATTGGTTCATGGCCGTAGTCAGCACCTCTGCGGCTGCAACAGCGTCTCCACCCATAAGCTTGCTTGTGGTCTGTATGCTTTCGCCCATGGACTTTAGTGCTTCTGGATATTTGCCCAGCTCTGGCGTCAGCTGTGAAAGCAGCAACTTGTAACCCTCTACGGCTGCACTTGCGTCAGTTCCGAATGTCTTTGCGCTGGCACGGGCATAACCCTCTATTTCGTCCAGGGTCTTGCCCGTAACACCCGCTACGGCCGACAGGTCGTGCATCTGACTATCCAGGCTCACACCGCTGGCAGCCAACCCCTCAAAGGTCGAAGACAGGCGCTCGACATACCCGCTGGCCAGCTCAAAGCTCGCCAGCTTTTGCGACAGCCTGACAACCCAGCCCTGGGCATTTTCCACTTTCGCAGAGAACTGCCCCACGGCCTCGTTCATGCCGTTCATGCGGGTATAGAAGTCACCGCCTACGTTAAATTGATAGTCAAATACTTGCATTCGTTGTTATTCCTTGTCTCTGAATAGTGATACAATCATTTCAGCCTGCCGTTTAAGTCGCCAATTTTCAAGCCATACGGCAGCGGCGTAGTTGGCCGCAAAGTCCTCGGCACTACCAGCCGACGGGTCGACGTGCAAGTTGGCACGTATGAGGGCACAGGCTTTCAGATAGCCGTCCTCGGCACTGTCTTCCACGTCGTCCCGTTCGTTCAGCCGATGTGCCTTTACAAGTTTTTTAGGCTTGCGCTGACAGCGACAAACGCCTTGTTGAGCTGACCCATGCAAGCGGTAAAGAGCACGGCGTCCTGGCGCAGAGCTTCGCTTCCGCCCAGCCAGCACCCGTCAAAAAGCACCTGCGCGCTCTTCATTTCATCTGTCTTGGCAAGCTTGTTTACCGCGGTCATGGTCTCCATGTTCGGCCGTTTGAAATAGCCCACATGCACCTCGTCGCCGTCCTGCACTTCTATGCGGGTCACTTTTCTGTGCTGTGCTTTCCACTTGTCCGTTGTTGCTTTGTCGATACCACCGTCAAAGGTGTTTACTGCCTGTGCAGCTGTACTGTCTTTGCTCATAATTTTGGGGTTTAATGGGTTTTTAATGAGTTAAAGTTTGTGCGGAATGACCGCACAAACGCTATTTATTCCAGTCGATGTGTGACATGACAAGGTCGATCTCCACTTCCTGGCCTGTGTCTCCCTCTTTCCAGCCGCGGCCGTTGTTCTTGAACATGACGTTCCGCAGCTTGTCAGTCGATACGATACCCGTATCGGGCAGGTAACTTACGATGATGTCAAAGGGCGCAATGTCCTGGAGTCTTCCTGTAAGGCTCTGCGCCTGTATGGCTTCGACTTCTTCCTGGTACAGTGTGATTTTTCCCGTGCTTGTTATCCTGCCCTTGGCATAGCCGACAGGGTAACGGCCTGCGCCGTACTTCGTCACAATGTCCTGGTCGTCCTTGTATTCGATAGCCGTAACACCTGTAACGGGCACACCAGCAATGGTAATGACGATGTCCGCCCAATCATATAGTTTGCCGTTTACGAACGGCACGCCGTTATTTCCTACCATTCTACAAAGATTTTACATAACCGATTTTCACTTTGATTTTGCGGATAACTCCCACAGGTACATTCTTGATTACAACCTCTACCGTGCTGTTGCTCAAAACGTCCTGCGCGGGGTCTATCTTCGCTTCATACCCTGAAAGCTCACCCGCTTTCTCCATGTCCTCGAGGGCTTTGTTCGCCGTCGTTTCCAGGTGGGAAACGGTGTAGCTTTGCAGCTGGCCTGTGCTGGCGTCAATGTAAACGTTACCGCCCAGCTCTGGCGTCAGATACGTGCGTATGCCCCTGCACGCTTTATCCATGGTACGCACCAGCTCTATGGCGTTATAGTCGCTTGTGGCGCTGTCCATGTTGTGGCTGTCATTCCAATAGCTGCCCGACACGCCCACGATTGGGGCAAGGAACAGATAGCGCGCCGTGTCCAACTTCTCCAGCCAGGCCTTGTCGACACTACGCACCAGGGTGCCGTCGCTGAATGCAGGCAGACTGATGCCAGACGGGAACTTCTTAACCCACGATATGCTTTCATGCACCGACGCTGCGGAAACATGTCCCAGCCATACACCTATGCAGCTGACCGCGTTCTTGGTGGTCTTGTTGCTGGTCTCGGCAAAAAGAAGCGCGCCTGTGTCGGCCGTGCCGCCAGGCTGTGCGATAATCACACTGACGCGCGGATCCGAAGCGGCAATGTTTAGCGGCAACGCCTGATAGCCGCCTTTGAGGCTCGGGGCATAGCCGACGGACAGCGGGGCGTTCTCGATGTCCAGGGCGTCAGCTTTGGCCTGCAACAGGTGCACATTTTCTTCGGTCAGCTCCGTAAGTCCGTCCCAGATACCTATCTGGCGAATGGCTCCGTTGGCATAGTTCTGCATCTGCGCCAGCTCTGCAAAGGTGTGCGCCTCGGGTTTTTCAATAACACCCACGTACAGGGTGATGCCGTCGTTAATACGGAATATCTCCGACAGCTGGTAGTGCATAAGACGCGTAGCCCACGACGCCTCGCTGTCGCTGGTAATGCCCAGGGCTTCGGCTGTGTCTATCGTACTGACCGCCTGCACGGGTTCCGCCTGGAATGCCTCGGGAATGTCCGCGCTGTTTACATAAAACAGCATACCTGACACATGGTCTTGCCCTGGCAGGCTTTTGGGTACGTTTCCGTTTTGGCGGGTAATTGTTAAACTGTTCATTTTGTCTGTTGTTAAAGTTTTAACTTCTTGCGCAGGTAAAGCACAACGGCCATAAAAGCAAGTGCGACAAATAACCCCACGTGCAGCCACGTTTTCCACGGCTGGCGCTCCCTGATTTTTTCGGTTGCCGTCTCGTTGCGGACGGACAGGGAGTCGCGCTCGTGTCGCAGCAGGGTGGTTTCGCTATGATGCTGCACGGACGTGCTGTCCACTTGCTGCGCATGCACTTCTTTCTGTATGTCTGTCTGTGCCGTTTCCTGACTCTTATAATTTCGCGCGGACGTCTCGGTCTTGGTAATTGCAGCCCTGACGGGCGGCAAGCCTGTAACCGTATCTGTCGGCTGCGTCGTATCGAATATTACAAAGTGCAGCGTCTGCTCTCGGCTCTCCTCATACTCCTGGTTTATTACTTGCTGTATTGTGGCCTGGAGCAGACTGTCCAACTGCGACTTTGTTGCACCATTCACCGCCGTGTTTGTCACCGCTGTGCTGTCGGTACTCACGGCGCTGCTGCTATTTATCTGCGTTTGTGCTGTCGTCGTTTCCCTCGTAACCCCGCAGCTGACGACTGACAGGGCAGTCAGCAGCATGAGGGCAAGAGGGTATCTTCTCGACAGCTTTACGGAATTTTTCAACATCACGGCGTAAACTTGATATTTCCTTTTTGAGCGGCGTAACAATGCTTTCAACAAGCAGGTCGTTCGCTTTTCTCACGTTGTCCAGCTCCGTACTTTTAACCGACGACAGTTTTTCAGCCAATTCAGCGCGAAGCTTGTCTATTTCTACCTTATACCTGCTTCGGTTAAGAATAGAACCCACCCAGATACCCAGCGGGGTGCAAAGCGCCGTCGAGCCGATTATTGAAATTATTACATTTGTTATGTCGCTCATTCATACTGTTACTGTTCTATGCCGATTGTTTTCAGCCATGACGGCACGTCAAACGACGGGCACGCCTTTGCGGCTAACTGACAATGGCCGACGATCTTTACTTTCGGGTGCTTCTGGTGGAACTCCTTTACATAGGACTCCAGGGCTTTTTTCTGTGCTTCGGTGCGCGTGTCCTTGGCTGTCTTGCCGTCTTTGGCAACACCGCCAGCATAGACGATATGACGGCTTACGCCGTTGTAACCTGCTGCACCGTTGGTGACTTCCCAATCGTCCACCCATGCATCCTCGTTGTTGGCAACCAGGCGTTCCACGCTTCCGTTCAGGTGTACCAGGTCAGTGTAGCCGACCTGTTTCCAGCCTCGGCCGCCCTGTGAAACAGGCGCTGTGTGCCAGCGGCGTATTTCAGCCGCCGACACATCACGCCCTTCTGGGGTAGCCGTGCAATGGATAACCAGATATTTAAGCTCCTTTCTCAACACTTGAAACGATTGCACCCCTGGTCTTGTCACCTTTGAGAGGCAGACAGATACCCCATTTTCTGAAATTCACAAGGTTGCGATGATACAACGGATCCTTTGCAGCCTCACTATGGTAGAACTGCACAGAGCCGTTCGCTTTCATCATGCTTGGCACATGGAACGCAACAGAGGCATGGCGGTCGGTACCAGAAGCGGCGACACCGAAGCCCTTTTTGTTGCCCGCGCTGGTATAGTACGGCGTACCGTTGTACTCGTAAATATCAAAGCCGTACAGGCGCGCGATTTTGCCCTCGGTGTCGTTGATATTGTAGGCGTCTTTGAAGCTCTTGTCGACACGCAAAAGGTCATTTGCATGCTCACTGCATAGGACAAGCACACGGTCGCTGGCAGGCATACCCATGGCGTCAAACTGCTCTTTCAGCGAAATGATGTCGTCAGGCGTCAGACGCTTGCGCTGGGTGGTTGCGTCCACTTCTCCCGTCGTGCGCAAAACAATGGTCTTACCTGCGCTGTGCGCATCTGGCGCAATGGCGTGGATTGCCTTTTCCCTCACCTTTTCTTTCAGGGCTTCGCGGTGGCGCTCCTGAACGCTGGCCATTTTGTCATAGCTGCAAGCATGGAGCTCGTCGTCTGTAACAGGGGTCGCCTCGGTGTCGAACTTGTCCAGGCTGATAGGCTTGTCGGCGTCGTCCAGCTTCGTAATATTAAGCGGGTAGGTGTTGTTGTTTACCAGCACTTTGGGGTCGCCGCCCAGCTCGGTAAAGTGAATGACGTCGTTTTCCACGTACTGATCATACGACCTGATACGGTCATACCAACCCAGACTTTCGGCTGCCGTTCTGAACGCCTTAATCATTTCGCCCGTCCAGATTTCCGTAAATACGCCTGAATGCAGGCTGCCTGCGGGCATGAACTGACCCGCCAGCAATGCAATGGCGTTACCTGCCACTGCGCCGACGGCAGGGCTTCCGCCGACAGCGCCTGCAAGCGTGGCGCCCATTACACTGTTCACGCCGACGCACATGAGCAGCATGCCGACGGCTAAAAAAATCTTACTTTTCATCTTCTTAAACTATTGTTAAACGGTTATTAAATGCTACTTTTTCGGAATGTCAATGCCATATTCCGCCTTATACAGACGCGCATATTCCTGCGGCTGCTCCTGCTTCAATGCTTCCAGCTTGTCGCCAGGAACTTCCGACAGCTTGGCGTAGGTCTGATGTCCGCCAGCTGGTGCGCCGTTGGCTCCCGTCTCCTTGCTGATAAGGTCGGTCGGCTTCTGTGCGGGCTGCATAAGTTCCAGCGTCTCGTTGAGAGACTGAACACCTACCTTCTTGCCCAGCTCCATGAAATGGTCGCGCTTTGCCTCTGTGATACGTTTTTCACTTACGGCCTTGTCAACGGCTGCCGTAATAGCCGCCAGCTCTATGGTCTTCGCCTTATCGGCCTGGCCTTTGAGCAACTGCACAGCTTCGTGCACCTGCTGCTCGGTCGCCCCCTCATTGAGGCCGAGCAGCGCTAATGTTTCTTTCTTCATACTTTTTTTGTTGTTATTGTTATTATTGACCTCTGGCCTGCTGCCGTCGGCGTTGTCTTTTGTCAGCTCCAGAAGAGGCAGCACTTCGCTGGCCTCACCTGCTGCAAGCGTCAGAAGCTGGCCGCTGTTCGTCAGCTGCAACGCGTCGTCGTTGCCGCCAATATCCACGATGCTGACTTCGGTAAGCTTTGAGCGCAAAACCGTGGCACGGGTCTGACCTGGCAACAGGTGTGCAGGGTCGACCGATGTCTCTATAATGTCAATGCCCGCGCTGCACATCTTCAAAAAACCGTTTTCCCATTTGTCAGCTATCTGCTTGGCAAACGGGTCGTTTTCGTCAAATACGGGGGTACCTTTCAGGGCGTCGCCCTCAAAACGCAGGTTTTCCACGCGCCCGATAGGCAACGGGCTGCCGCTCCCAAAACTGCGGCGGTGCATCCATAGCAGTACAGGATTTTTTTTGTACTGTTCTATGTCGATGCCTGCCGTCATTACACGGCTGCCGTAACAGTTCAGGCGGCTGGTGCTGATAATCATGTCTTTTGCCATTCTGTCCTTGTTTTTGGGGACGGTGGTCTGGCAGCGCGGCACAAAAACCCATTTTATTGTGCACCTGTGCGCTGCCTGCCGTTCCGTCGGTCGTTCATTATCTACATGTGGGTTGTTGCGGGGGCAGGAATCGAACCTACGACCTGGAGGGAATGAGCCTCCCGAGCTACCGCTGCTCCACCCCGCGGCATAATCTGCGGGCAAAATTGCTAATGTTTCAACGACCCCACAAAAAGAGTGTAAACTCTTGACACTCTTTTTTCTGCATTCACTGTTTATGCAGAATTTTGCAACGATGTAACAGTATTAACCGCGGCGGTGCATGCCACTTGCCGCCTAAAAGCATTTGCGTATGAATGACTAAAAAGGAACTCGAGGAAAAAAAGGACTATGCCCGCATACTGTTCATGCAGGGCGACAGTCAAAAGGTAATTGCGGAAAAGACAGGTATTTCCGCACAAACTATAACAAAATGGGTCAAGGCAGACGGCTGGTCAGAACAGAGGGCAGCGCAAAGTATAACACGCCCAGAACTTGTAAACAAGCTGCTGCGAACGATAGACAAGATGCTTGAGAGTGTGAACGATGACCCGCAGGCTATTAACGGCCTGGGCGACAAACTTGCCAAATTCTCGGCCACCATTGAAAAGCTGGATAAACACACCAGCATTGTGGACGTGATCGAGGTGTTTATGGCATTCAGCAAATGGCTGCAATTCCAGGCACAGTTTGACGAAGAGATAACGCCCGAACTGTTGAAGACAATAAACAGGTACCACAACCAATATATTGACTACCTGATGCAAAACAAACTTATTAAGTGATATGCCAAATTACGACAAGCTGACAAAGAAAGAAGCCCTCGAGCTGTGGAAACAGCACTGCGAAACGGTGCAGACCGCCACTGTGATAGGAACGGGCGAAACAAATGCGCAAAGAGAACAGCGCATCAAGCGCGTGCGCGCTGACTACGCGGCTTTTGTCGATTACTATTTCCCGCATTACACACAGAACCCCCAAACGGGCGTGCAGACCCCCTGCGCGCCCTTTCACATTAAGGCGGCCAACAAGGTGAAAAGCGAAAAAAACCTGCGTGCGGAGTTCAGGTGGCACCGTGGCGCCGCAAAATCCACACACATGGACATATTTATCCCCATGTGGCTGAAATGCCAGGAACGGCGCGAAATTAACGTCATGGTTCTGGTGGGTAAGAGTGAAGACAACGCCAATACGCTGCTCGCCGACTTACAGGCCGAATTGCAGTATAACCAGCGTTATATTAACGACTTTGGCGAGCAGTACAACAATGGATCCTGGGAAGAGGGGCAGTTCATCACAAAGGACGGCACAGCCTTTTTTGCCCGTGGCCGCGGACAGTCGCCCCGTGGTCTGCGATACCGCAGCCACCGTCCTGACTACATAGTCATAGACGACCTCGACGACGACGAACTCTGCGAAAACCCCAGCCGCGTGCAGAAGCTTACGGACTGGGTGACAGAAGCCCTTTTCGGTGCCCTGGACGGCGGCCGAGGACGCTTCATCATGGTGGGCAACCTTATTTCCAAAAACTCGGTACTGCAAAAGTTTTCCGAAAAAAAGGGGGTGTTCTTGTCGCAGGTGAACATCCTGGACAAGGACGGCAACGTCTCATGGGCGGCAAAATGGACACGCGAAGAGGTGCAGGCCATTGAGGACTTCCAGGGGTACCGCTCATTTCAGAAAGAGTACATGAACAACCCGATCGTCGAGGGCGCCGTGTTCCGCCAGGAATGGATAAGGTGGGCAAAGCGTCCTGCATGGCGGCAGTTTGAGGAATTTGTCCTGTATATCGACCCGTCATGGAAAAGCACGCAGAAAAACGACTACAAGGCCGCAAAGCTGTGGGGTAAGATTAAGGGCGGCCAGCTGTGGCACCTGCGCGCTTTTGTCAGACAGGCTACCGTGGCAGAGCTGGTGCGCTGGTGTTATGACCTATACGAGTGGGCACAAAAAAACGGCATAGCCATAAAGTTCTATGTCGAGGCCAACTTCATGCAGGACATGTTTATGGACGACTTCAAAAAAGAGGGTGACATTCGCGGCTACCAGCTGCCCATTTTGGGCGACAAACGAAAGAAGCCTGACAAGTTCCAGCGTATTGAGGCCAGCGCCGCACTGTGGGAGCGCGGTTTTGTTTTCTACGACGAAAGCCAGAAAGACGACCCAGACACCCAGCGTGGACTTGACCAGACCCTTGCATTCCAGAAAGGTATGCGCGGACACGACGACGCGCCCGACGCCGACGAGGCCGCTATCAGCATACTGCAAAAGCATTCACGTATAACTAACTTTCAGCCGTCTTTCGGGCAGCGGCGTAACGCAAAAAATGTAACATGGTAGTAAAGTTCTTATTTAAGCTTATCCGCGCCACACTGTTTGAATGGCGCCTGAAACGTGCACAGAAGAAAGCGCAGAAAGATGCAAACCTGTACCGCAGGAAATTCCTTGTCATGGTAATGGACGGAAAGCCCGTTGTCGTGTCCATGCAGGGCATTAAAGACCTTATCCGACGCCGACGCTTTGCAAAGGGATTTACGGCCGAAAAAGCCCGCAAAATAGCCCTTTTTGAAGCAAATCCGCAACCAATTAAATAATAGCACTATGTTTTTGACAGATGAAGACTACAAGGCCGTATGTGACGACTTCGAGTTTGAACAGATACAGGCCAACACAACGATACGGCAGCAGGCCGAAGTGGCGGCCATGGAAAAGATAGCCAGCTATACGCGCGACCGCTACGACATGGAAAAGGCTTTTGCCGCAGAGGGCAAACACCGCAACCCTATGCTGGTGGAGTGCGCCGTAAACATTGCACTCTACACCATGGTACACCGACTGCCGCAGGCCATGGGCAGCGAACGGCGCGAACAACTGTACGAAGACAGCATAAAATGGCTGCGTGACGTACAGGCGTCAAAAGCCACGCCCGACCTGCCCAAATATGTGAGTGAAGACGGCGACACAGATAGCCACAACCCTGTGCGCTTCGGCTCCGCCATTGACAAGGTAAGCTCGTGCACATGGTAATTTAATAACCGTTTAATATCCGTTAAATGAATATCTTAAAAAGAATAGGAGGCGCCATTACAGGCGACAGGAAATACACGGCCAACGACATGCGACGTCTGGCCGAATTTGTCCGCAGCCGTGAGGGGCGACGGCTGACGGCAGAGCTTATACGCCAGACCGACTCCCTGACCAAAAAGGATGTAGGCATGTGGCGCCAGGCATGGCAAATGGCCATTAACGTGGACAACCCCAAACGGCAGAACCTTTACGACATTTACACGGACTGCATGGTCGACGGGCACCTCCAGGGCTGTATAGGACAACGCAAAGGCATGGTGCTGCGGCAGAAGTTCCGCCTCGTTACGGCCGACGGCAAAGAGAACGAAAAGGCTACGGCCATTTTTGAGCGCGAATGGTTTAACGACTACTGCGGCCTTGCCCTCGACTCACGCTTCTGGGGGCATTCGCTCGTGCAGTTCGGTGATATTGTGAAGACAGACGACGGTTTGAGCTTTTCAGGCGTCGAGCTGGTACCGCGCAAACACGTATGCCAGGAACATGGCATGCTGCTGCGGAACATGGGCGACGATTGGCGCAGCGGCATACCATACCGCGAGGGTGAGCTGGCCAGCTGGTGCCTGGAGATAGGCAAACCCTACGACCTTGGCCTGCTGCTCATGTGCGCACCGCAGTGCATAAGCAAAAAGAACATGCTCGGCTTCTGGGACATGTTCGGTGAGATATTCGGCGCGCCCATGCGTATAGCCAAAGCGACGACCACCGACGACAGCGAAAGAAAGAAGATCGAGGACGCCCTGGAGAACATGGGCAGCGCCTTTTGGGGACTGTTCCCAGACGGAACGGAAATAGACATTAAGGAAAGCAGCCGCGGCGACGCGTACAACGTGTACGACAAGCGCGTGGACAGGTGTAACAGTGAGCTTTCAAAAGGCATACTGAACCAGACCATGACCATAGACGCGGGCAGTTCCCTTTCACAGTCTGAAACACACCTGGACGTCTTCGAGAATGTCATTGAGGCCGACAAAAAAATGCTGGCCTACAACATCAACGACCACCTGCTGCCGTTCATGAAGCAGCACGGCTTTCCTGTGTCTGGCCTGCGCTTTGAATGGGACGACGCGGCAGCGTTCACCCCGTCGGAACAGCGCGAAATAGAACGCGTGCTCCTGGAATACTACGAAATAGACCCGCAGTATTTCATCGACAAATACAACGTGACCATTACAGGTGTGCGACAGGCAAAGACACAGCCAGACGCTTTTTTCGAGTAAGCCCCGCGCATAATGCTGTACTGCGCGAAAAATACGGGGCATTCCACACAGCACTGCAAAGGCTATACGACGACGGCGAAACGGTACAGCTGGCCGCCGACGACATGCCCAGCTTTGACCGCAACGTCTTCGACGCTGTGGCAGACCTCATTTACAAGGCTGGCGGCTTCAATATCGAGCAAATAAAGGATCCCGCCGCACGCAAGCTGATACAGGAAACAGTGTCGGCCATTGAGCAGGGCATTAACACTGCACTGCCCGTGGACGTGCCCGACACGCTGCGCTATGCCCTGGAAGAAAACGGTTTTATCTTTTCTGGCTTCAAGACATTCCACGCCATGCGTGAAATAGGACTGTCCATGCTGACAGAAAAAGGACAGATAAAGCCTTACGCCGACTTTCAGGCCGACGTGTTGAAGATAAACGCAAAGTATAACACCAACTATCTGTATGCCGAATATAAGCAGGCCATAGGCTCCAGCCAAATGGCAGCCAAATGGGCAAAAATGCAGGACGACGGCGACCGCTACCTGTTGCAGTACCGCACTGCACAGGACGACCGCGTGCGTGAGGATCACAGAATGCTGGACGGCATTACACTGCCCATGTCCGACCCGTTCTGGGACAAATACTATCCGCCAAACGGCTGGGGCTGCCGCTGCACGGCAGTACAGGTGCGGCGTGGCAAATATGTGGAAAGCGACCCAGAAAAGGCCATGCAGCTGGGAGACAACGCAACAGCAGAAGCAAAACAGCAGATGTTCCGTTTCAACCCAGGTAAGACAATGCGCCTATTCGGAACAAAACACCCGTATTTCAAGGCTCCCAAAGAGGTAAAAAACGCCATTAACGGCTACACACCTGCCGAATGGACACCCAAAACAGTGAAACAGGCAGAGCAGTTTTTTACAGACAACCTCGGCGTGAACTGTGCACTTGACGGCTTTACTTCCAAAAACATGGAACAGATAGAGGCTATTTACAGAAGCGTGGAGGAACATTTCCAGCGGTTCCCAGAACTGAAAAAGGAAACGCGGTTTGTCGGCTCCATACGCGGACGCATTAAGTTGTTGACCGAGGCCAAACTGCAAGAATATAAAAAGAACTACCCGACCATGGACGAGGAAACGCTTAAACGCTGGGCTGCACAGTGGGCAAGGAAAACAGGAAGCTGCCGCAACTGTTACGCATATTCACACGGCGCGGCAAAAGATATGGGGTTAAGCGGCATTTGCTTCAATACCTCGTGGGCTGGCGAAAAGATAGACAAGTCGCTGCAAAACGACTGCAAGTCCAAATGGCACCCACCTGGCTGCGGAACGGTAAAGGCTGTTTTTGACCATGAGCTTGGCCATGAGATAGACAGGCTTATCGGACTGCGGACAAACAGCGATTTTTTGAGCGTTTACAATGAGCAGCGCGCAAAAGGCAGGGACAACATCATCGACAACCTGTCCAAATACGGGACGACCAACACGGCTGAATTTATTGCAGAGGCATGGTCGGAATACCTCAATAACGAAAAACCGCGGCCAATAGCGGCTGCGGTCGGTATGCTGATTAAGAAAATCTATGCAGAAAAATATCAGTCTGCTGGCGCGTCTTCGTCAAAGCCATAGACACGCATTGTGTCACGCTGTTTGTCGGTCTCAAAGACATAGTTGCCTTTCTGCCCAGGCATGACAGACGCGTGCCCCTCTGGATTTTCAAAGACTTCCAGGGGGATTATATCAAAGGCGCGGCACGTTATGCCCTTGATGAAGTGTTTGCAGTCCTCACACAGGTAGGGACGTTCCTCTATTTTGTCAACTAAATGTGTCATACCGCAAAAGTACACAATTTAATCGTTTATCAACCATTAAAATACAGAAAAATGAAAGAAAAGATGATTATCACCACCGAATTGAGCAAAAACGACGTTTCTGGCGTGTTTTTTCTCATGGGTATGGAATTGACCGACGACATGTGGGAAAAGCTGTCAGAACGCCCCATTTCGACCGATTTAAGCCAATTTGACCAGACGGAACGCCAACAGGTAAAGTTTATGCTTGCCGCCCTGGCGTTATCAAGCATAAAAGGCCATGATTGACCCCGCAAAACTGAAAAAAAACATCATTTCCGACATGCGGGTCGAGCTTTCCGAAGAGTTCGACAACAACTTCAACCGCAAGGCATTCTTTACCGAAAAATGGAAGAAGCGCCGAAACCCTCACGCCCTCGGCTCGCTGCTGGTCGTTACAACAAAGCTGCGCCGCTCTATCGACTGCCAGGAAACGGACAAGGGCGTACGCTTCACCTCGCAGGTGCCCTATGCCACGCTGCATAATGAGGGCGGAAAGGGAAGCGTAACGGTCAGACAGCATGTCAGGAAAGGCAAGAAAGGAAAAACCCACGTTGTCCGACAGCACACACGGACTGTGAACGTGCCGCAACGTCAGTTTATCGGCGACGGGGAAGACACACGGCGCATCGTTGGCAGCATCATAGCAGACAACGTGCGGAAATACAACGACGAACTTGTTAAAACTTTGAGAAAATGAGAAAACAGCTGTTTTTTGCCATTGCGCACCGTATCAAGGAACAGGTGCCAGGCATCAAGTTTATAGACCTGTGGAACGAACACATGGCAGAAATCACACAAGCAACCGCGTGGCCTGTGCCCTCGGTCTTTGTGGAGTTTGAACAGTACAACGTAAAACAGTGTGCCAACCATATATGTATGGCCGACGTACCTGTCCGCCTGCATATCATTACACGCACCAAAAACTACACGGGTGGCATCGACGACAAGCGCATCGAGGACGCCCTGGACTATTTCGACCTGATAGACCAGGTGCATGCAGCCATGGCCACACTGTCGGGCGAAAACTTTTCTACGTTCATGCTGACGGTATCGGCCACCAACCACAACCACGCAGAGCTCATCGAAAGCGTGGAGCGCTATGTCACGCGGACGCAGTTCATAGCTGGCGGACGCAAGGCACAGGCCACACCTCTGTCGTCAATATCGATCGGCGGGAAATAGACCAAACAAGGCCGCCAGAATGCTGACGGCCTTGCTTTGTCAAGGGTTGAAAAAATCTGCGAACAAATCAAGTTGTGCAGGTGACGGCGGGGGCGGCGGAGGGGTCGGTATATTCAGATAATTCAGGTAAGTTCTGTAACACATCGGGTAAATGGGGTAAATATACTTTTTCCACACAGCCTTGTAGCATTTCGCGTTATTTCCCGCCTCATAATACTTTTCTGTTATCATTCTTATGCGCTGCACTCGCTCCAACGTGCTTTTATAGTGTCTTTTGCCTCCCATTTACCGAAATTTTCATATCTTTGTGCAGTCTTTTACACATCGGGTGCGCGTGCTTCTTGGCTTCGGCTACGGGGCGCGCTTTTTTATGCTCTCCAGATACATGGCTCCGCTACATTACGTCGGTGACTGAAAGAGGTATGACGTGCCAGCCTTTGTCGTCCTTATACTCGGCGCGGATATACTGCTTTGTCTCGCTCGGCTGGTAGCTTTCCTCAATGATTTTCACGCCCTCTATGAATGTCTCGTCGCCCGTGTCCTCGGCCATTTTGCGAAGCTGCAACACGCGCGAAGCTTTCAGCGTGCCTTTCTGGTCACGCGACAGCAGGCGGAGCACCGCATTCACCAGCGCGCGGCTGTTGTCGTCCTTTGCCATGCTCTCAATGTACTTTCGTACCATGGCAATGCCGTCCTCTACCGTGTCACGGTAGGCATCAATAGTGTTTACACCCAGCGTCAGGCGCATAAGGCCGTCAGAGGTCGTAAAAGTGTGGCTGTGCTGTCCTGCCTGCGTCAGGCTCATTACGTCCTCTTTCATGGCTAAAACAGCCCTGAAATTGCTGAAAACGGTGTTTTTTACCGTCTTAATCTGCTCCGACAGGCTCATAAGCTCTGGTATGGCCAACTGCACCTGTTCATCCACGATCTGCGCATAGGCCTGGCGGTTTTCTTTTCTCCGCTCCATGCGTGCCTTTCGCTCCTGTTCTGCCTTAAAGGCTGCAAACTGTTCCTGTTCCTCTGCCGTCATTTCGACGGTCGTTCTTGCTTTTTCGTCCATTGTTTTACTTGTTTTATCGGTTGTTAAACTCTTATTAAATGCCTGTTAAATGGCCTATTTGTAAACCCAGAACAGCAGGCATACAAACAGTATTTGCATGACCTGCCCCACAAGACCACCCAGGACTGTGGCCAGAATGTCCAGCCAGTCCCATTTTCCGCCCCATGCGCGGTCTTTATACTCCATGCCGACGGCAACACCTGCGGCAAAAAGAAGCGTGCCCACAAAGCCGCAGAAAATGCCGTAAATAAAATGCTCCTTTCGGTTGCTTTCCGTTATCCAACTCATAATGTTTGCTTTTAATGGTTAAACACTCATTTAATACTATTTTGTGGCTGTTCAAACAGCACTTTAATGCCGCATGAGCTGGCCACGTCAAGCTCCAGCTTTGCGCCTTTCGACAGTTCCCAACCGCGCAGCATGTATATAGCCTCGCAGCCCAGCAGCAGCATGATGTCCGCGCGCATGTGCTCTGTCCAATGTGACGACTGCGGTACACCGTTGTTGAACGGGTTTACAGGGCACCAGCCCTGACGTGCCAGATGTTCCTCGGCCTTGCCGAATGTCTCCATGCGCTCCTGCAAATCATGGTGCGCTATGGCGCCGCTGATATATACCAGCGGGCGCGCCTCGATTGTCTGTTGTTCTTTCTCTTTTGTCATTCTGTTTACTTTTATTGTTGTTCGTCTTCGGTTAATTCAAACTTGTATTCTTGCATGTCAGCTTCACTGTTGCACCATTCTGCCAGCTCCCGCAAAAACCATATAAAGTCGTCAGTTTCCAGCTCCATGGTGGCCTCTTTTATGTGCCGCTGTACCTCACGCATCATAATGCTTTTTCCCATTGCCGTTTATGTTTTGCGTTCCGTTTTCAGTCTTATACAGCAGAAATATTTTCCCGCTGGTGATGTCGTCCACGGCGTCGCCGTCCTTGACTTTGTTGTTAAACAGATACACCAGGTTGCGCAACCGCTCCTTGGGTATCTTGTTGAAGTCGTCGTATTTTGCCGCACGGCAGGCTATGGCCTTAATGATTGTGGCGTTGCTCTTGCGCCCGCACATTTTCAGCCAGCTGCCTATGGCCGCCATGCACTGCTTTCGTAGCTTGTCGCACTCCTTATGCTTGCTGTCGCTGGCCTGCTTTGACAGCTTGCCGCAGATGTCCACAAGGTCGTGCGTGTCTATGTCGCGGCTACTCTCAACGCCGTAGCTTTCTATTAGGGTCTGCTTCTCGTCGGCCGTCATGCCCAGAACTGTGCACAGGGTGTGAAACTTTTTCAGGAGTCCCCTGTGTATGCTGTCCATTGTCTTGTTCTCTGCCATTGTCGTAAATTTGAATGTTTCTAAACGTCTGCCCAATATTCACGGGCGCCCTGTTCCCATATAATGAAGTCAGCGCCGCCCTCTCCTTTCTCCGAGTCCTCGTAGCGGGTAGTGGCAAATGCTTTGTAACCCTCCACGCGGATTTTTATGTCCGCATCATAGCGTATGTTCTTGGCCATGTTGCCCTTGGGCTGGCCTTTGTCCTCGTGTGCGATGAAGATAAACAGCACGTCGGGGTTGTCGTCTTTCAGCTTGTTGTAGTCGCGCCAGGTGAAGCCGATCCAATAGTTCACGCTGTCTATTACCACGATGTTGGGGCTGTTCTTTTTGCCCATGCGCGCCCGTATGTCCTTGAGGCTCTCCTTTTCCAGCAGCACGATTTTCGAGCCTGCCTCTTCCATGCCTACGCGCTCCCAGGCTTTTTGCAGCGACAGGCTCAAACCCTGCTCCAGACTGTTGTACGCCACGCGACCAAAATTCGTCAGGTATTTGCAGAGCTGCATCACGTAGGTGGTCTTGCCGCTCCCGCTGCCCCCGTATATCAGCCACGCGCCGCGAAGTTCTGGCCGCCCCAGGCTTGCAAGCCACGCCCCTGTAAAAGGGGCTGTTTCAAACTTGGCCTGCATTACGTTCTTATTACTTATAGCCCTGCGCATAGCGTTCAATCTTCTGTTATTAAATGTATTGTAAGATACGGAACGCCGTTAATGGAACTTACTGTAATGGTGGAATCGGTGCAGCGTATATTATGTGTAATGCCCAAACGCTCTAATGAGTTCCTACGCTTATATGTAAAGTCTTCCAGATACGACAAAACGGCGGCCAACATAGCGTATCTTTCCACGTCAGGATAACTTCTTTTCCTATCAAAGGGAAACGTTGCTAACACAGCCAGCAGCCAAATTGGCTGCCTCTTGCTGTGTTTTTCAATGACGAAACGTGCCATTACTGTGCACCCCCTTTCTTTTTGGCTGCCCAGACAGCGCGTTTCACACGGCGCAGGTCGCTTTCACTCTCTGCTATGATTTTCTGTATTTCGGCAGGATCCACAACTCCGTTCGCCTTGCACACGGCTGTGATGTCCTCGCCGTTTATCACTTGAAGCTGCACGAACTTGCGACCTATGCGGCTGAAAATTTCCTCATAGCCTTTCTTTTTCAGGCGCACGCCACGCTCTATGCGGTTTTTAAGGTAATCAGTGGCCACCAGCACTATGCCGCAGTGTCCCTCGAGGCTGTTGTATAGACTGATAAAAAAGTAAAGCACCTGGTCGCGCAGCTTGTCGGCCTCGTCCAGAATGATAAGCGGCGCGTCGGCGCTGTTCAGGGCTTCCACTATGGTGTCCATTTGCTCGCTTACGCTTCCCGCCATGTCTCTGCCCATGGCGCGCAGCAGCTTGTTTATGAATGTCGGACGGTTCCAATACTCGCTGCACATAAGGTGATACACGTTGCGTTTGCCAGCTGTGTAACTCTTTATGGCCTCGGTCTTGCCGCAGCCTGCGAAGCCCGTAATGGCCAACACCAGGCTTTCCTCGCGTGCCTGCTCCATTAAGAACGTCATGCGCTTGTAGGCCTGCGTCTTCACGATCTGCCATTGCGTCGTGTCGTGGCCTATCTGTGCCGCAACGGCACGCCACATGTCGTCGCTTATGGTGTCCCAATCACCTGACAGCATCTTGCTGACGGTCGCGGTGCTGGTTCCGTTCAAACTTCTGGCGGCTTTGTTCTGGCTGCCCATTTTCTCGCAGTATTCTTTGAGCCTCTGCGCGATCAGGCTCTTTTCGTCCTTTGTCATATCGGTATGCTTTTATGTGTTGTTAGAAAATATCAAAGCTTTCTGCCTCTTCCTGCCAGCCTGTCGGCATGCCTGGTGTCGGCTCTACGGTCTCATAGTTCACCTCGGCTATTTCGGCCGCGCTCAAACGCTTCTGTGCGGCTGGCAGCTTGTGTTGTCCCTGGCTGTTCACCAGCAGCAGCCTGCCCAGCAGGAGGGCGTCCTGGCTCTCGGTCTCACCGATAAGCCTTTCTACATTTTCGTAGGCCTCGGTCAGCTTTTCGGTGACATGGTTTTCAAGCTGCTTGTTGAAGTTGTGGACAGCGGCCAGCTGCTCGGCGTCTCCAGCCTTTCGCTCGGCCAGCGCCATGGGCTGCACATACTTTTCTTTGAGCATGTAACGGCGGCTGCCGTCTTCGTTCACCGCCAGCACCTCGCCCAGGTCGTCGGGGTCATAGCGTACTGCCCATTTTTCGCCTGCATGCTCCCTGAACGTCATGTCCCAGCAGTCATAATCGCGCTTTATTCCCAGCAGTGTGGGGCGCAGGCCGCAGCCCTCCAGCGCGTTGGTCAGCCCCGTGGTGGCTCCGAAATAAAGCAGGTAGTCTTCGCGTGTCAGCGGCAGGCGGCGTTCTTCTGGCAGGTTACCCAGCATCTGCATGAATTGTTTGTACTTGCTGGCTCTCTCAAAGGCCATTATGCGGTGTATCTGTTCACGCAGTCCTGCCTCGTCAGGGAAACTGTGCCGCAGCGCGTTCAGCGCCTCACTGTTCGGCTGCCGTTTCGGGTTGGTCGTCACGCCGAAGCCCGACCAATTATCAAACTTCTGGCAGTACGTCTTATTCAGGTAGCCAAAGTAAGGCTCCACCACTTTGGCCTTGGCGTTCTTTACGCGCGCAGGTGTCAGCTTCTGTGCTGAAACAAGATAAAGCTCCTGCATGCTCTTTATGCCGTAGTGGTCGCATTGCAGCTGGTTGCTGCGCAGCATCTGGCCTGTAAGTTCCTGGCTGTGCTTGGCTGCATTGCGCAGCGCTTCGGTGATAAGGGCGGGGGTTTCGTGTGTGCCTATGGCGTAGCCTATGGGATAGTTGCAGCACGGATCCAACACTACCTCAAGCGTCAGGCGGTTGCTGTATGTCGTCACGCGCTGGCCTTTCTTGTTTTCGGTCGTCTGCTGGTAAAGCAGCTCCACTGTCCAGCCGTCCAGCGTCCACATGAGGAACGGCGCCGACGGCCTGCGTCTCTTCACCTGCATGGTGCGTTCGTTGCGGAAGTTCGTAGCTCCGCGGCGACCCGCAGCGGTCAGCAGGTCTAATTTTTCACGCCATACGGCCACGGTGCTGGGGCTTATCTGTGGCCAGCCTTTCACGTCGGCCACTTTGTTGTAGCGTGCCGCCACGTCGGTGTCGGCCAGGTTGTTGTGATGTGAAAGCAATACCACAAGGGCAGACTGCTGTTGCTCGTCCAGCACCTTGGCCGCGTTCTTATTCTGGTACTTCTTGCTGATCATACATTCATAGCCCTGCTGCTGGTACTCCTGCCACTTCATGTGCAGGCGTCTGCGGCTGTTCGGCAGGCTGTTCGGCCAGCGGTCTGACAGGCGCGGCAGCGCAGCTGCGGCCTTGCCCCAGAACTCGCCCTGGTTCATACGTCTTTTGCTTTGACGCATGCGGTGGCTGTTAGCTCTCTCCAGCAGCTGCCCGAACGCGTTAAGTATAGCACAGTTGTTGGCATATTCCTGCTGCTTGTCTGTTGTCAGGTGGCGACCGTCCGCCAGCACATAGTCGCTATAAAACTGCATGGCCTTTCCGTCAGGCTCTACACTATCAACAAATGGCTTGCTTTCTGCTCGTTCTTGCAGGTCGGGAAAGCGGCGGTAAACTTCGGCGCGGTATTGTACGGGCAGGCTTTCCACAACATACAGCGCGCTGGTGCCGTAACACGCACGCCGTACCTGCTGCACAGTGCCTCGTTGGTTCATCTTTTTCAAAGCCGACAGGCTCACTATGCCCGTAAGCTCCTGGCTGCTGATGCAAAGCATATTGTTATACATTTCCATACCTACCTCCCCGTCGTTATCTTACATACACACCACACAGCGCTATGGCTTCCTGCTGTATTTTTTCTAAATCACTGACATATACATTGTCCCAGCTCTTCACTATTTCGCCGCACTTCAACAGGTCGACGTGACTGTTATTCTTGTTAGCCTCTATCATTACGTCGTTGGGGAAATACTGCCGCATGAAGTTGTCCGCGTCGTGTATTGTCTCAATAGCAGGCAGCAGCATGATTATTACGCCCCCTTTTTCCTGCGCCACTTTCCTGATTTTCTTACTTGTCTGGCTGTTATCTCTGAATGACAGCGCACGCCAGATACTCACGCTACTTGTCTTAAACAGCTTGACCAGCTCCTGGCGGGTCTTCTGTGAAACTTCGATTTGTCTTCTTACGTTCGTCATATCTTTTACTTTTACGGGTTTATAATCTTTTGTTCGACCTTTTTTTAGTACCTTTGGCCGCAGTGTAATGAATTACAACACTGCAAAAGTCGTAATTTCTTGCGAATTGACCAAATAAAATCGCAAGATATTACATTGAAAACGTAAAAAATTACTATATGAGCACAACAATACACGAAAGAATTAAGATGTTGGTCGATGAAAAAACAGGCGGCAAAAACACCGTATTTGCCGATAGATTAGGCATTTCGGAAGCAAATATACGCAGCTATATCAAAGGCGTAGTCCCCAAAGCTGACGTTCTCGAAAAAATCGTAATAACTTACGAGGTTAATGCTATGTGGTTACTAACAGGCCTTGGGTATTACTCACTGCCAAACCAACCAGAGGAAGTCGCAAAACCGCTTAATGACCATTCTTTTCTATCTGATTTCTTTAAGCAATACGAGCCGTATATACAACGAAAAGATGCTAAAATCATACAGCAGGCGGAAGAAATAGGCAGGCTGCGCGAACAAGTCGAACAATTAAAAAAGAAGCTGCAAAAAACTGCTTCCGATGTGAACATGTCAGGTACTGCAAATGTAGGGTAATGGGGTGGGCATTATGGGCACCCAGACAGTCCCAGAAATAACGAAAAAAGCACGAAAACACTGTTTTCTGCGCGTTAAACACATGTTAAACGCCCGTAAATAGTTGAATATCAATACAAATCAGTAGTGTTTTACGGGGTGTTTTTACTATGCGTTAAACGGAATTAAAGGGGTACATTCTCCGCGTTTTTGCCGTTTTCCACCTCGTTTTTTTCCATTAAAGGGGTCTATGCTTGCACGATTTGTCCACCGTGTTGTCCCCCCAACTGTCCCCCCAACCCTGTTTTTTTGCATTTTTCGGGGTCGCCAGGAACACCAAAAGTGCACCGTTTTTACCCCTTTTTTTGTCGTTCGTCCTGGTGCCGTTTAACACCCCATTTAAC